CAGTTAAATGATTAAAAAAATAATTTGTAAAATTACAAAACATGATTTTTCTATTAATGTTGGATCATGTCCATTTACTGGCAATAGTTATGTTATTTGTAAAAAATGTTTAGAAATGAAGGTGAAAAATGAAAAAATGGATTAGTTTATCTGTTTTAGGTGTGTTTGTTTCATTTATCGGCTTAATTGTTGTTGCCTTTGCACAGTTGACACAAGCCCTACAATCTGATATATTTAATATAGAAACAGATGATGAGGAGTTGTTTTAGTGCAAACATTTTTGCCATACACAAGCACTATTGCTTGTGCACAAGGTCTAGATAATAAAAGACTTAACAAGCAGATATTAGAAGGATATCAAATACTTAATATTCTTTCTGGTAAATCTAAAGGTGGTGCATGGAGAAATCATCCTGCTGTTCTTATGTGGAAAGGTTTTGAACGTGGCCTTTGGACTTATATTGAGGCTATGGTACAAATTGCTAATCTTCGTGGTATTAAGACAGAAAATAATGTAAGAAACCTCAGAGCGTTACATGATCAATGTTGGGAAACTTGGGGAGACAAACGACCAGAGTTTTGGAATGATGAGACTAAAGTTATGAGAATAGTAACCACTCATCGTGCTAACTTATTTAATAAAGACCCAATGTATTATGCTAAATATCAATCTGCTGTAACTAGTCCATACAACAGTCCATGCTGTCCAGACAAAAAAGAACCATGCAAATATTATTGGCCTACACATGAGGAGAAAAATGCAGTGGTATAGTTGGGTAATAGGAATTTTAGTTATATTTAATGTTTTTATATTGTATAGAACTGTTAAAATTCAAATGGCATTAACTCAAAGTTTATTAGATAATCAAATTGCTTTATCTATGATGTCTGCAATGAAAGAAGAGTTAGAAAATTCAAATAAATTTAAAGATGATTCAAATGAAGATTTTATTAAATTTCTTTCAGACTCAAGGGATTGGGCATTTGAATATATTGAAAATACAATGGCAAAAATAAATGATGTCATTGAGTACTGTAGAAAAGAAACAAATCAAGCCAATCTTGGAGATTATAGAACTGCTCCAATTTTGATGCATATTGTTAAAGAACTATTGCCACTTGTTGAACAAAACAAGGACAATAAATAATCTTTGGTGTATAATAAATTAGGGTGGTGATTAAATGAATAACGCACAACTAAAGGCCATTGGTGCCTCTTATGGACGGTCTGTTCTTGCTGGTGTAGTTGCACTATATGCAGCAGGAATTACAGATCCTAAAGATATGTGGGCTGCTCTAGTGGCTGCTCTCGTACCAGTTGTTCTTCGTGCAGCAAATCCAAAAGATCCAGCATTTGGAAAATTTGATGCAATTGCAAAAGATGTAGATGATGCAATGAAGAATATCAAGCCTGTTAAAAAGAAGGCTGCCAAGAAACCAGCATCTAAGAAGGTGGTTAAGTAATAAGAAACAGGGCATGTAACAGTGCCCTGTTTTTAATATTTTATGAAACTACAATCAACAAAAAACATTCAATCTAGATGGATATACACATTTAATAAACACATTATTTCATTTTTTACTGACAAAAACGTTTTAGACGTAGGATGTTTGGATGGATATGGAACATTCTTGTATTATAAAAATGGAGCAAAAGAAGTAACTGGTATTGATATTGACGAGGACTATGTTAAAGTATCTAGAATAAATTATCCAGGTTTAACATTTAAAATTAAAGATGCAGAAAATATTGATTATAAAAATGATTTTAATAATATTGAAGTTGTTTCATGTTTAGGACTTTTATATCTATTAAAAGATCAAAAAACCTTTTTAACAAAACTTGCAGTTAATAATAATATTAAAACAGTTATTATTGAGACTGTAAACTATAATGAAAACGAAGAAATCTATCAATTGCGTGATCTTAAATTTTTAAAAATAGACATATTAAAAAATATATTTCTTGAAAATAACTGGACTTTATCCCACGAACAACCGTTCTGGGCAAAAGAATTAGATAGTAATATCGATAAATCTACACCTTTTGCACAAAGAATTGTCTTGGTTTTTTCTAGATAAAACCTAATAGAAAACCTGGTATAATATAAGGTATGCCATACAAAGTCGGTGCAAAAGGATCATACGGATGCTCAGGGTATCCAGCAGTAAAAGATGATGGAACTGTTATGGGATGCCATACTACTAGGGCAGAAGCAGCAGGACAGATCTATGCAATAAATAGAAGTGAAGGAAATATAGGAAAGGCTATGCCAAGTCTTAAAGAAGGAGATTGGGCATTAACTTCTCATGGAGAAGAAGATAAGTTTCATATCGGTCAAGTTGTACATGTCATGTATGAAGGCAGACTTGGTGTTGAAGGTGGAGAGTATACCCTAGAAGCAAGTGCAGAAAATCCAGCAGTATTAATTCAGTTGTATGATCAGGACGAGAGCGGATTCTGGGAGGCAACAAGAGAGTACTCTGCATGTATGATGTCTTTAATGATTCCAATTGATCCACTGCCAACTGAGCCAGAATTAAGTGATATGGAAATGGCAATGGATAATTCAATGATGTATCAAAAATCAATTGATCCATTTAATGCTTTAGGTAGAATTGAAAAAAGAGACTATTCTTCTGGTGCTAGAGAAAGAATGGCAGAGTCTGGAAATGCAATGCCTGATGGATCATTTCCAATAGCAAATGCAACAGATCTTCGTAATGCAATTCAGTCAGTAGGTCGTGCGAAAGATTATGCAAGAGCAAAAGCACATATAACCAGAAGAGCAAAGGAACTTGGTTTAACAAACATGCTTCCTAGTGAATGGGGTGCTGGAGTTCAAAAGTCAATTCTTGCAGATGCTTTTGACCCAACATTTTTTCTAAAATGAAAACATCAAAATATTCTTTTAATGATATGCAAATAAAAGATGGTTGGATTGTTCGTATGACAAAAGACGGAAGAATTAAATCTAAAATAGAACCATATACTGTTAAGCATAAAAAACAATTGGAGAAGAAGAATGGCTGATACATACGCACCTACGTCTGGCATGAAGGCTGCTGCTAGAAGGGCTTTACGCTGGAAAGAAGAGGGCAAGGCAACTGGTGCTGGAACTCCCGTAGGATGGGGCAGAGCAACCGACATAGTGGCTGGCAGAGGCCTTTCTTTGGACACTGTAAAGCGCATGTACTCTTTCTTTTCACGTCATGAAGTAGATAAGAAGGGTAAAGATTTTTATAACACATCTAATCCATCCAACGGTAGGATTATGTGGGATGCCTGGGGCGGAGATGCAGGATTTTCTTGGTCTAGAAGAATTGTAGAAAGAGAAAGAGACAAAGCATTGTTTTCTGATTTTGGAGCAGACTATTCAAATGTAGAAAAGTTAGAAGAGATTTTTAAGGCTCTTGGCGTAGGATCAATGGTATCTTGGAACTCATCTGGTGGTAGAGCGTCTGGTAAAATTACAAGAATAATTCGTAATGGATCTTATAATGTTCCTAATAGTGATTTTACAATCAACGGTACACCAGAGGATCCTGCTGCTGTAATCAGACTTTACAGAGATGGAAAGCCAACAGATACAATGGTAGGACATAAACTTAAAACATTGAGGGCTGCTTGAAAAAAGACTATAAAAATAAAGACTGGCTTTATCAAAGGTATGTTGTCGATGAAGTTGAGCCAGTAGACATTGCAAAAGAATTTCAAGTAGATCGTGCGGTTATCATTCATTGGTTAGATGAATATAAAATATATAGAGATTATAAAAGATTAATGAAAAAAAAATAATTTAATTTTTATACATAATATTTTCCATCTTCATAAAATCCTTTTTTTGAAATAAAAGAAGGCAATACATATCTGATGGGTCCTTCTCCAGGAGGATTAACTCCATGAGTAAACTCTTCGGTTCCTGGGAAAATTACTAAAGATTTTGCTGGTGGTTTAACTGTAAAATTTTTATTTGATAAAAATAATTCTCCACCAGTATAATCTTCATTTAAATATATAATTGCTGCATATACTATTGAAGGATCGGTATGTTGATCATGATGTGCAACTAGTGGTACGCCTGCATATTGTCTTTGGACTACCCCTGGACCCATTGTATGTATATCATCTGGCAAAAATGAGTTAAGTTTTTTATTAAGTTGTGTACATATGCTTTTTATTTTAAAATTTATCATTAAACTAGCATTTTTATCTATCCAGTTTTCTGTTATTTCAAACTTTCCTTCTTTAATAAGACGATCTATATCATCTGTTCCAAACTTTCTTAAACAAAAACTTTTTAATCCTTGGTAGTATTCAAACTCCCAGTCATCCTGAGATAATGATTCAACATATTCTAATAATGTATTTTGTTCATCATCACTTAAAAAGTTTTTAATAATAAAAAAATTGTTTACTGGCTCTTCAACTTCATATCCAAAAAAACTATTTTTTGTTAACATTCTTCTCCTTTATAAAAGTATACCATAATAGCACCCTCAGCAGGATTCGAACCTGCGACCAACGGATTAGAAGTCCGTGACTCTATCCCCTGAGTTATGAGGGCGTAGCACTAACGGGAATCGAACCCGTCTTTCCGCCGTGAAAGGGCGATGTCCTAACCGATAGACGATAGTGCCTTGGAGCGGATAACGAGAATCGAACTCGTATTACTACCTTGGCAAGGTAGAGTTTTACCATTAAACTATATCCACATCGCTGGTCTGGTAGGACTCGAACCTACAACATCTCGGTTAACAGCCGAGTGCAACTGCCAATTGTGCTACAGACCA